AATATCATCTATGCGCTGGATAGAGTGAGTAGTGTCCGGCAACCGGTCATTTGGAAATTTGGGAACCCCACGCGATCAGGTTTCGGTATCTCGCGCGAGTTCTTGCAATCGGATCAGCGGGAATGGCATGTAGAGTGTGAGCATTGTGGCCATAAACAGATTCTTGACTGGTATCAACATTTTGTTGAGTCAAGCGGGGTAGACAGTAAAAACTGGTGCTTGAAAGATTCTGATGGCAGACCAGTTTGTCAGATATGCCAACAGCCTTTTAACAGACTGAATGATGGACAATGGATTGCACTTAACCCCGATTCGACAACCAGTGGCTACCATATTTCACAGCTATTCGTTAGCAAGAATGGATCAAGCGAAGATATTCTTGACCTCTTTGCTAAGTTTCAATCGGCACAAAACAGTCCCACAGCATTGCAGAATTTTCATAACAACTATCTGGGGATAACGTATGAGCATTCCGATTTCAAAGTCACTGATGATGTATTAAATAGGTGTCATTATCAGGGTGATATCCAATTTGATCCTAAGTTATATCGCACTATTATGGGTGTGGATCAGGGCAAGACTTTCACTTGCGTAATTTCGATGGTCTGGGAGAATGAGATTATTGATGTCTACTATGCACAGGTTAAACGTTGGGTGGACGTTGTTGATTTAGAACAGAAATTCAATGTAACATCAACAGTAGTTGACGCTCAGGGTGGCGGATACGCGGAAGTGCGAGACTTTATTTCTAATGCAGAGCATCGTTACGCTTGCTATTATCGTCCTAAAGATCAAATCAAAACCCCACTCTATAATTTGAAACAGGCTGAACAAATTGTTGAAGTGAATCGTACCGAGCTTTTGGATACTATCGTAAAACGCTTTATTGATAACCGAACGCACACTCGCTCTGACTGGCAATCTGTATTAGGTGGAGAATACAAAAAACAAATGACAGCATCGTCTCGGATTATTGACGCGGGCGGCAGACCAGTATGGACAAAAGGCGACGATCACTTTTTCCATGCGACTGCCTATTGCCATTTAGCAAAGTTAGTAAGTGGAATGAGCCACAGTGTTATCAAGCATCAGAACTGGCGGGCACAGTCTGTTAAACTTGTAGAAACCGTTGATACAGAATCAGATAAGCCTAAAAGAAATTGGCACAGTGGTTAGGGTGAAACAAAACCCCAACAGTTAGCGTCTATACTATTGGATGGGAGAATAAATGAAACTTACAACTTGGATAAATGATCTCTGGCATTTGGTGACGTTGCGAGATCGTGCCGCGACTGCTGATATCAGTAGATTTGCAGCCGGTAAAGAGTGGGTTGCGCGTTCATCGGGCGTACATGGTGACTTTGAAGCATCATCTGTTAATGCCAATGCCTATATCGCTACCAGAGCAATCTCTGATGCAATCATAAGTTTACCCGTCTCAATTGTCGAAATTGAATCAGATGCCGGTAAAGAGCGAATCGTACCCGCATCAGACCACCCCGCTAATGAACTTTTTCGCAATCCTAATTCAGAGCATTCATGGAGCGATGTTGTTTCATTTATCGTGAAATCTTATTTGAATGACGGCAATGCGATTTTGACAATGGAGCGACTTACCGGCCCCAATCAATTTTTGGAAATCTGGCCACGTGATCCTCGCAATGTAGAAATCAGTCCAGTCAATCGTTCTTATCGTTTTGGGGGTTATACCGGCAACCAGATTATTTATCCCCGTGAAAAAGTTCTCCATATTCGAGACATGAATATCTTGAACCCGTTCTGGGGAATTGGACGTGTGGCAACAGTGCGGGAAGAAATTCTTATGGATTATTTTATCAATGTATTTAATCGGAATTTCTTTAAGCATGGCGCGGTTTTGAATTTGATGTTTACCCCTGACAATAATCTCACTGACGATCAACATCAGCAGGTTCTTGATGCAATGGCTGCCGACATTGGCGGTGCGGAGAACGCTTTCAAGATTTTTGTCAATAAGTATGCCGGTAAATTTGAATCTCAAAAAATGAATCATACCGATATTGCTTTTCAGGATTTGTTAAAAACAAACCGCGAAAAGATTTTTGGTGTCTTCGGTCTGCCGCCGTTTCGTGGTGGTGTTATGGAGTATGCAAACTACGCTAACGCCCTTGCTCAAGACTTAGACTTCTGGAATAATACAATTCAACCGATTCTAACAGTCATTACCAGTGCCTTCAATAAACAAATCTTGTGGCCTGTCTATGGTCAAGATATCCGAATGAATTTTGACTTGGGCGTTGTTCCGGCTATACAGGGTGACCCGACACAGAAAGTCCAGCGATTAGTGATGCTGAAAGAAGCGGGTGTAGTAGATGGTGAGTATGTGCGTAAGGAACTCAATATCAGTGAGGATGCCGCGCCAACAGGAGACGAACCAACATCGGTTAAGCCTACCCCCGCTGCCGATCAAGAAAAAGTTGCCAATGCTATCTACCAGCAATTCAAATTACAGCATAAGCACCTGTTAGCAAATTTGCGAACAGTCACTGATAATGGCAAGTGTATGGGTGTCTTATGTGATCCTGCCAGTCAACTTGATAGAATGTTACCACCGTTGTCTACAATTAGAGACGTGAAAGCTGGGATTATTCCTCTGGTACATGATATTGCAATGCTGCAAGTGGTCTCTAATATCAGAGCTTCTGAGTTAGATATTAGTGCTCTCAATACTTTGTTGAGTTTACGACTTGAAAGTTTGCATAATCAGACTTATGACCTGCTGCGAACAACGCTTACAGAAGCCGATCAGCGCAAATGGTCTTTAACGCAATTGGAAAAAGCCATTAAGTCACAGTTCACTTTTAGCCGTGCAAAATCACAGGCGGAAATCTTCGTTACTGAAATTGCCACACAGGTTAAACGACAGATTGACAAATTCGATTTTGATTCTTTGATAAATAACAGGAAGGAAAATTAATAATGCCGTGGGAAGAAACCCCAACTGAAATTCGACACCGATTGCGCGATCCAAATGACTTTCGCGCCGATACGTTTCGCTATAAAGAGATTCAAGGCGGGGCAAAGGCCATCAACTTGGTTCTTGGCAAACTCAAGCCGGAGAATGTGCCTAAAGACGGCGATGCTAATGCAATGGTATCACAGTCAGCCCGTTTCAAAAAGAAAACGCCTGACAATCCCGATGGTTGGGTTATGTCTGAATGCAAAGTCTGGATGGAATCACATAAAGATTTGAGTGATAATTCTGATACGCAGTTGCTGCAATTGCCGATTGATTTGACACTGCGATTATCATCTATTGATAGCCAGTTTGCTTTAGCCCCTAAAACAAGTGCAACAGGTGATATTCTGGTTGAAGGCTGGTTTGTTACGGAAAAGCCGATTCTTAAACACATCGGGTATCCACCAATGGATTTGATAGTCAGAGCTTCTGCCTTCAAACAACCTGATTCAATGTCACGATTTAATGGACGTATTCTTGCGTTTCACGATGATGACAGCGGCCCAATTGGCGAAGTAACTGGAATGAGTATTCAAGAGGGTAGAGGCATCTGGGGGCAGGTAAAATTATGGCAAGAAAACGCTCCACTTTTCAAACGCGCAATTCTTAGTAAAACACTCAATGCTTTTTCAATTGGGTTCACAATTACAAAATATGAGGTAGACGAAGACAAACAAACTCTTACAACGACAAGTGCTCAACTAAATGAGGTATCGGTCGTCAACATTGGGGCAGACCCCAACGCACTTTTTGATATCAAAAATTCATTGAAGTTTATTAACCCTATAGAAGTAAGGAGCACACAATTGTCGGATAAGAAGCCCGTCGATATTGATGCTTTTATGACCGAGCACGTTGAGCTTGGCGCAAAGGTCACAGACCTAACCAGTATGCTGAATGCAATTAAAGAAACTCAATTGCAGTTTAGCAAGAATCACATTACCAAAGCGGAATTGGCTGAACGCCTTGAGTCGCTTGGTACGTCTTTAAGCACTTTGAAAACTGAAATGGAGATTGCTAAGAATCAGCGCGTTGTTGATTCACAGAAATTGGCATTTACTGATTTTCGTGGAATGCTCAAGATTCCTTGGCTGACTGACGAAAACGGCAACAAGGTTTCTGCTATTGAACAGGCCGCGCATTGTCTTTTCCAGCTGCCGGTTGACTATACACAAATGGTTGATGGCTACAAGCTGAAGAATTTGCGCGATCTGCATGATGCGGTTTTGATTTCAGACGCGATGCTGCGCTATAAAGGCCGTGACCGCCATGATATTCGCAATCTTTCACTTTTCAAACAGCTTGTTGAAGCGACTAAGGAGTTTGATCCTAATGTTGCTCTGGCAATGGCGGGCGGCAATGTTGGTTATGGCGCGGAGTGGCTGCCGGAAGAAATGTCAGCAGAGTTTTCTGAGATTCTGCGTGTTCAGCCAATGCTGGCCTCCAAGTTCATCACTTGGCTTATGCCGCGTGGCGGAAGTGCCAAGTACCCGTTTCAGAATGGCCGTGCGGTTGTCTATAAGGGCGGTGAGGCTCTTGTTGATAATGCTGAGGAAGCCCGCAAGACCAACATTGCGACCGGCGTTAAGACTTTCACACCGGAATTGTTTATTGGTGCGCTGGTAGCCTCTGAGGAGCTTACCGAAGACACCATTCTCGATATGGTTGCCTTTGTTCGTAAGGAACTTGCAGTTGCCCAGCTTGAGGGTCTTGAGACTGCCCTTATTAATGGTGACGATTCAGCTACGCACTTTGACAATGCTAATGGTACGACTTCTTATCAGTCGTATCAGGTTGAGACGGCATTTAAGGGTTTGCGCAAACTTGCAATCTCTAATACTGTTCAGGCCGCCGATACGGTCAATGGACTTGTCTTGTCAGATTTTGTTGCTGTCAAACAGAAAATGGCTACTGCCGGTCTTGTCCCTGCTGATTGTATTTATGTCACAGGTATTAAGGGCAAGGCCGCTGTTCAGGCCGCTTTGTTTGCTGAAGACGCTCTTGGTGTTCTTGCATTCATGTTGTCCGGCACTGTTCCTAACATTGATGGTTCGGAAGTCTATATTTCTGGTGGATACAATGAGGCTTTGTATTCTACTGGTATCGCTGAATCAACCAATACCAAATATACGTCAATGGTATGCGCTCATAAGCCGTCGTTTAGAATTGGTCAAAGACGCGGCGTTACGTTGGAATTCAATAAGAATATTCTGACGCAGCAACAGCAGTTCGTTTGTACTGCCCGTTATGACTTTGGTAAAGTCTGTGCTGATGCCATTGTTCCGACAGCGGCTGTTATTCAGATGAAGCATACTGCCTAATCAAATACGGTATCGCGGTAGACGGTCTTCAACTTTAGTCAATGGTGCTAATGGTTTGATCGTCTACCGAACGATTAAATAAGGAGAAGAAAATTTGAGTGATCGTTTAGACAGAGCCGTAGATAAGGCATTGATTAAGTATGCTTTGTTGACCGGTGCTGCTGACTCTGCAACAGTCGGTATTACTTGCACTGCCGGTGATGGTACGGCATTGGCATTAGGTGATAAAATAGTTGCCTGTGTCAATATCGCCGTTACTACAAATGCCGTAACTGATATTACAGCAAATGCCGGTATTATTGCAGGTGGAAAACTTACTGTTCCTGATTCGACAGATGACAAAGTAGGAGTCTATTGGATGTCGCGCAATGCCGAACGACAAGTCAGTTCTCCATTTATACAAAGTGAAGTGGCAGCTGGAGCAGGTGCAAATAACAGTATAACGATTGCCGGTATCAGTCTTACCGACAAACTGATTTCAGTTATTGAGTACAATACTACAAGCGGCGCACAGACTGACAGAACTGCTGCCAGTTCAATTTATGCCGCTAATGTGATTCGCTGTACATCGTCTACCAGCGGCAATTCTGTTTACGTCTTATGGATGGATTGCTCCGGCCCACGCGGGTTTAGTTCGTTCTTGCCACGTTTTGGTATTGCGACACTTGACGCATCGCCAAGCGCATATCCGTCAACGGCGACTTTGACGGGGATTAAAGAAGGCGAAGTCATATTAAGTGCTCTTTGCCTTGATGAAACTGACTATGATATTGTTGATGACCTAACAGCATATATCGTGGCCAGTGCAGATAACACACTAACAATCAATGAACCTTCACCGTCAATGACGGCCAGTGCAAAACTGTTGGTATTCTATCAAGGTGGAGTAGATAGGTAATAATAAGGCCAACATTGTAGAAATGATCGGCGCGGGAAAAGCAATGCCGAGTACCGCGCCTTTGGCCTTAACTATTGTGGTAGACAATGTCTGAAATTTTTGAGGCGTATATTGCCGCTGATTCTGATGATGTACAGATATTTCCGGTATTAGAACTTTTTGGTATAGGTGAATGCGGCTTTGGTACAATAACAGTTGAGGCAGTGCCTTCTATCCGAAGCATGGACGCATATTTCCGCTGGACAGGCTTGTCTATTCCTAAAAATATACAAATTATTTCAGCCTACGTTATTTTCAAAGCCGCTACTTATAGTGTTGGCACAACATCACCTTGCAATATTTCTATCAAAGGGGAAGCCGCAGATAATCCGATTACTTTTTCTACATACTCCAACTGTATCAATCGCATACAAACTAATAAAACAATTACATGGGACAATCTTGAAGTCTGGACTGCTAATAGTTTTTATCAATCACCGGAATTAAAAGAAATTATTCAAGAAATTGTTGATCGTGACGGTTGGGAATCCGGTAATGCGATAGTTTTAATTTTTGAGGATAATGGATCATCCGGAACGAAATCACGTCGCACACCAAGAGATTATAGTGATGGTGGCGTTCTTGCACAATTACATATTGAATATGGAGAAATTCCGTCTCCGAGTCCGTCTCCGAGTCCGTCTCCGAGTCCGTCTCCGAGCCCGTCTCCGAGCCCGTCTCCGAGCCCGTCTCCGAGTCCGTCTCCGAGTCCAACAGCACATAGACGATCAGTATTCATGTATATCATTTGGGAATTTTTCAAACGCAGAGGTAAATTGTGATTCTAAGCCTGATAGACTATAAAATTCTTGATGATAGTCCAAGTCCAAATGCTAATGATGAACAAATAGAAGTGGCTATTGATTCGGCTACGGCAACAATTGAGAACCTGACTGGCAGAACATTCGCAGTTTTAAGCGCGTCACCTTCGCCCTCTCCGTCACCAGTATTCACAGAAGAAATTCTTAACGGTAAGGGCAGTCTGCGTTTGTTTACAGATAACGGGCCGATTACCGCCATTGACTCAATTGCTTATTGGGATGGTAGCGCATGGGCTGAGTATGATGCAGTTTCATATCCATATACTTTCAAAGCCAATTCTAATTGCGTCTATTTCACTTTGGGACATAGGTTCTACAAGGGTTACCAAAATATCAAGATTTCATATTCCTACGGCTATGAAACAGTTCCCCAAGATTTGGTCTATGCTTGTTATCTTTTGACGCGCCACATTCTAAATGAGGCCGAACGTTCTGGTATTCGTTCACAGGGTGACGGTGAACAACGATTTGATTATGACCACGATGTACCGGCAGAAATCAACAAGATCATCATTCGTTACAAGACAAAGTGGTAATATGAAAAAAGTTGAATGGATAGAAACAGACCTCGATATTTTTGAAGCTGCTATTCGACATAGAGGTATTGAGTACAAAGTCTGTGTTGAATCGGATTGTGAAAAATGGATTTACACGATTGTAAATGATGATATGGATTTGCCGGTTTGTAGTGCTGGTAGTTATGATACAAAAGAGGAAGCACAAGAAACGGCACTTGAGGAAATCTACAATGTCTGATTTTAATATGTCCGTATCCTCAAAACCTGCCGGTTTCAAATCGCTTGCACTTGCTGAAGCCTTAAAGAATTTTGGCCAACTTCCGAAGCTCATGGTAGAATTGGGGCAAGTCGTTACCGAGAACATTAAAAATAATGCTTCCGGCACAATCCTTAACATCCGTTCTGGTAGACTCTGGCATTCGTGGAATTGGAGAGTCTCTGCTATAAATAACGGTTGGCAAACTACTATTGGTTCAGATTGTGTGTACGCCCGCATTCACGAAATGGGCGGGTACACTGGAAGAAACCATAAGACACATATTCCAGCAAGGCACTACGTTTCGCTTGCATTGATAAAGTCGCATGTCAAAATCAACCAACTATTCAAGAATTTTGTAGCAAACTTATTTAGGCAACATGGCTAACACCAAGACTACGATATTGGATAATCTTGTCGAGCAACTGGCAACCATTACTGGAATAGCCAAGTCTACACGTATTTTGCTAACTCCAAATGAAGCGAGACAGCACTCGCCTTACATCGGATTGATTGCAGGCAGTGAAGAAGCCGTAGTAGAGGATATTACCGATGTTCGCTATGAGCTTGAAGTCAATCTGATTTTGCTAAAAAAAGGACGCGATATTGAAACGATGCTGGACGATGTCAAGCAATTACTTTATGACTCAACACTTGCGGCCACAATTGGAGCATTGCAAGTTAGAATCATCGGCCAAGAAGAAGTTGCTCTTATCGATTCAGATGTCTATAGTTCGACAAGAATTGCTGCCATCATTACCTATGTCGCAAGCAAGGCGGGATTCTAATGGGCTTTATTGAAACCGCACATAGCAAAATCGTTAATGTTTTGCAGGGAATTTTCGACCCCAGTCCATCACCTTCTCCGTCTAATTCAGGAGTTTATCATGAGAGAATTGCTTCGGAAGACGACGACTGCTATATTTATGTTCCTGATTCAAACATAAATCTTGGGCCTCAGCTCTTAGTAGTTGGAAGTCAGGGCGGTTCATTAAATACTGGGATGCGTTGGCTTAACGTCGATATTCCTAAAGACGCAGTAATTTCTACGGCGTACATAACCTTTATGTCGGCTGACAATACGCCGCAAACAGGTACAATAATACAGGCCGATTCAGCCTATATTCCCGCTACGTTTACTACTTATGAGGATTTTATCGCGCGGGTTTTTGGGGCAGAGTCGGTTCCATTTTTGATACTGGAGTGTGGTGACGGAGTTTCTTACGATACCCCAGAACTAAAGACAATAATTCAGGAGATAATTGATGGGGTAGGATGGGAGTCAGGGAATCCTATCGCACTTTTCTTGAGTGATGACGGCACTTCGGTCTATTCGCAGGCAAACATTAGGGATTTTAGCTTAACGGGACAGTCACCCCTACTTCATATTGAATATTTAGCTCCAGTTCCGAGTCCAGAACCTTCTCCAGTTACAATCAATGTCTATGAGACTCACAAAGTTGCCAACTTGATAATTCCTGCTCTGAGTGTAGAAGTCGAAGCAATCACACCCTTAAAAGACGATAAGGCAATCAACAATCAGGAGCTAATTGACAACTGGCTACAGCGATTTACGATCAAAATTCACACAGGTTATCGACTTGGAATACACGACACCGCCGGTTCACGCGCGATTGTCGATTTAGTAATTCGACAACTGCGAGTTAGTACGAACTTGTCAGACGGATATCGGATATTTGATGTTGCCGGTGTTGCCTTTGATGTTGAACATAGAGAGAGCGGAACAACCGGAGCGGAAATTCTGGTTGATGTCCATAAAGTTGAATATTATAATCAAACACTCTAACAATAAATGAGAGGACAAATTAATGTCATCACTTGAAACCCGCCAATTACGATTTGGATATGTTGAACAAGACGCTTTCGACACACCAGAAGCTGACGATTCTGCCGTTAATGAGGTAACAGTCGAACCGTTTGATCTTGATCCTGATGTTATGGTTCACGATATGCCAAAAGATCATGGCAGCCGAAGCCCTGTAGAACAAAATACAGTGCACTCCACTCTGGGGAGTACCGCCAAGTTTTCCGTTAAGGGGCCAGTTGATCTAAATGATATTGACCACTATCTATATTCGCATTTTCAGAAAGTTGTTGAAGCCGCTGGCCCGACATTTGGTAAAACGTTCACCTATTTTGATACACACCCAAGCTTCTCTCTTGATGAGGGGCACTACTTGACTTGGTTTAAGCGGCTACCCTCTGGCTCTCTTTCACAAAAAGCCGGTGGCTGTATTGCCAACAAGATCAAACTCTCTGCCGAACGTGATAAGATGCTATTATTTGAATCAGACTGGCTTTCACACGGTTCGCCAATTGACGATGCCGATCCTGACGGCGTATGGACTCCGCGTGATGGCTCTAAATTGCTCTACTTTAATGATCTGACTGCTGCCAGTATTATTTATGGTGATAATCCAAGTCCAAGTCCTGATCCGAGTCCGGTCACAGCCACACTCAGTTCATTTGAAATCGAATGTAACTATGACGTAACAAAACTTGGCCACAATGCCGAACAAGGATATACTGACTTTGGGTTCAGCAACCGTTCCGGTAACTTCAAACTCAAACTCTTGCGCGATGTCGCTTCTGATGCCGCCTTTGCCGCGCTCAAGGCCGGAACGATCTGCCAGATTTCGCTTGCCTTCGGATCAACAATGACAATCGCTTTTTCAGGCAAGATCGAGAAAATTGATTATGATGCTGAGGGTCTTTTGATTGATAACATTACCGGCAGACTCTTTTCGACACACACTGCCGATCAATGGGGAGAACTGATAGAAATTACGGTTGCCAACAGTATCGACCGTAGCTGGTAAATCATTAACTTGGGCTAATGCCCGATCACTCTAAGGAGTACAAAATGCCATTACGCTTGGTAAACAAAGAACGCGCATATCCGATCACCGTTTGTGATACGGTATTCAATATCGTTAGTATGACTGTCGGAGAGAAAGAGCAGTTGCTCTATAAACTCTCCGAAGTCCACAAAGAGGGTTTGCAAATTGGTGACACCTTCTCCAATTTACTTGACCTGATTGCCCCCGCGATAAAGTCTGTTGATGGCTTTACTGATTCACCGCGTAAAATTCTTGGTATGCTTGAGAATTACGATCAAATCCAAATGATCGTCAAGGCGGTTGTCGAACATTGTGGTCTTTCCGATACTGAAATAAAAAACTCATCCTCCTCGTTGGCGCAGCCTATTCCGGTATCGACGGGGAGTGCGGAGAAGCCTGTCGAACCGGAAGACGTGCTTGTTTTAGACAACAAAATTCCAACGATGTAATTGTTGTCAAAGGCCAGAATATGCCAACATTGGAAGTAACAAAATCTGATTGGTGGAAAATTGTTGAAGTTGTTCGTAAACGTGCTGGTAAACCAATACCGGCACACGTGGCTATGATGCACTATTATAGTGTTTGTTTGTTGTCGATAATCACACCTTTGTCGTTCAAACTCTGGCATCTGTATCAGTCTATTCGTGGAACTGGTAATGAGACTTATCAGAGCTATTATAACCTACCGGCATTCTGGACAGACGCTTGTCAGGTGATTGAAACCGAAACAGCGCGTATTGACAAACTGCGTGCTGATAAAGCAAAAACGGAACAAAACGAATTGCTAAAGAGAGTCAGTAAATAAATGGCAACCGGACAAGAAAAATTCCAGATAGTTTTTGAAGCACAGGAAAACGCCTCTGCTAAAATTCGAGAATTGTCTGCGCGTCTTGCCGAACTCGGCGGCCCCCAAATGGTCAAGTCTCAAAATGAGATTAAGAAACTTGAGAGACAAATTGACCAGTTATCCGGAACAGCAAAAAAAGGTTCTGATTATTTCTCTCACATGGCCGAGAGTTTCGCTATTGGCTCATTAGCCGCTGCCGGAGCACAAAAGGCTATGAGTTTCTTAACAAGTGCTGTTAAAGAGATGTGGACGGCAACGCTTGAGGGCGAGACCGCAGCAATCCAATTGAAAGGCGCACTTGATCGTCTTGGTTTAGGAACTGAAGCAAACCTTGCTGCGATCAATCAATTTGCTATGGGAATCGCCCGCACAAGGGGGGAATCAGACGAATTAGTGAAATCAATAACAGGGCGGCTGCTTGCTGCGGGATTATCGTGGTCACAAACACAGGGATTAATCAGTGCGGCATTAAACTCCGCAGCGGCAAGAGGAAAAGAATTTGGTGAGGTTATTGAGTCTCTCACTGTCTCAATGGAGACAAATAAAGTTCGTGGATTTCGTGCGTTAGGCGTTGATGTTGAGCACGCTAAAACTGCTTTTGAAGCCTTAGAGCCGGCTATTAAAGAAGCAGAAAGACTCTACGGATCACAAGCTCAAATAGCTGCCGGATCAATGGCAACAAGGGTTAAGACACTCGGAGAAGCTTGGCATAATGCTTTAGAGGAAATTGGTGAGGGTAACAAAGGGGCCATTAAAGGTACAACCAGTCTTCTTACACAGTTTGTAGAGCAGTTACCAAAAATGATTGCAGGGATGAAGGGATTTGCACTTGGGGGTTTATTTGGTCAAATGCGCGCCGGTGTTGAATACGATATGGAAAAAATCAAAGAGTCAGTCAAGGCGACCAGTGCTTCATTTGGAGAAGGCCCACCTGTTGATATTGCAAAGTGGCAAGAACAAATTAAAGCCGGTTATGATGCCCGACAAAAAATAATAGATGCAGCAGCAATTAAACAAAAAGAAATAGACAACGCAGCTCAAAAAGAGGCCGAGAAAGCCCGCGATGCTTTACTTGCTGTTTGGAAGGGCTATGAAAATACACGACAAAAAACTCAAGATGATATTTTTGCCGCTTCTCTAATTGGTGAGACCGCCTCTACTCAAGCAATAATGAAAGTCAAAGAAGCCTATGCTCGCAGAGTCAATGAGATTGATTCAACAATGTATGCCAGTCACGAAGAGTGGTCAAAAGCGCGACAGGCAAATGATGCACTATACGCGGCAGCTTTAGCTCAAGCCGAAGCTGATGCCAGAGCAGCGAAAATTGAGTTTGACAAAAAAGCATTTGACGAATCAAGAAACTTGGCAGAAGAAAATCAGACTTTTGCAGAGAGTACATTAGAACAAATTCAAAGTGGAATGACTGCTTCTGTAAGTGCCAACTTACAAGCCTTTGTACATGGTAGAGCAAACTTAGCACAAGTATTCAAGGGTATGGCCTCTGACTTCTATAACATATTCGTAAAAGCGGTTCTTGATTATGTTGCCAAAACTTTGGTAGTAAAATTGGTTGCAATGTTAGGCGGGATATTCGATAACCCAACAAATGACCGCATGGCCGCAAAACAAGGTTCAGACTTTGCTTTTCATTTTCAGCGCGGCGTGCTCGGAATGTTGGGTAACAATCTCGCAGCGGGAATCGGCCAACAAAATCGCATCACTCCGATTGCGCAAACTGCTGGCGGTAGCGGCGGAACAATAGTAATGAATGTATCTATTTCTGGCAACATTCTTTCGGACGGTTTTATTGAGGATACTGTTGCCCCGAAATTACAGAGGCTAATAACGGGTAAACGATCTAACTTAGCTGTTAGCCCAGAACATAAAACTGGAAGTCGTGATGTTCGATTCAACTAACTTTTGCACATTTGAAGTTATGGACGGGGCGAAAGTCCAACTGGTTTCAAGTCAGAATCCTTTGCACCCTGCCGAACATGCAATTTCCCCACTTGAACCAAATATGGCATGGGAAGCAAACGGAGACACTGAGCAGCATACTCTCACAGTTATTTTGCCAGAAACAAAGTCAGTAGACGGGTTTTTATTTATTCACCATGAGACTGATACTCTGCTACTGTCAATAGAAATTTCAGTGGAGTCTTCTGGTAATGGAACAAGCTGGTCTTCAGTCTCTATTGAAGAATTGAGAGATTACGGGCCGCCCTATCAAATAAAATTGCGGCGTTTTGTTAATGCAATCTCTGCCCGTTATTGGCGTTTTACCATTTCAAGCGCTGTAGCCTTTGAGGGAAACTATATTATCGGTAGTGCCCCTGATGACACTCGGATTAGTGCCCTTTGGTTATTTACATCCCACGAGTTAGACTGTGGAGCAATTCTACCAATTAACGATCAAACAAGTTTTTCCAATAACGAAATTCAATTACCCGCCGGTAAGCAATTTACAACGGGATATGGAGTCAACTCGTCAATCAATATTAATCGCTCATGGGCAGTTAATGATGCTCAAAGAGAGACCCTATGGTCTGTTATTCGTAATTGTAATGGAATTTTTCGACCTTTTCTTTTTATTGATCTTGACGGAACTCGCCATCTTTGCAGACTGGCTTCAAATTCTATTTCTGAAACCGTTCTTGATATTGGACTATTTCGTCTGGAATGGTCTGCGATTGGAATTCCAATTGTAAAAATGGATAAGTACCACTAATGAATTGCAGTCTTTTAACTCCTGTACGGGCATTGCCGATTTTAACAGCTGGTTGCAATACCTCCAATATTGTTGTCGGCCATGAACCCATATTAGTCCTCAATAATGATCCCGACACTTACTGGAAGCCAAGTATCAGAACCGGAATATCTTTATATATTGATCTTGGTTTGAGTACAGTTGTAGATGCTGTTGCTCTGTGGCTACAGTCCTATAACGAAGATTGGGCGGACTCAAAACAGTGGGAAGTATCCTTTAGCAACGATGATATAACATATACATCATCTACTACTTTTAATTTCGCCGATCAGCGCACTTCTCAAAAAGAGCCGGTTATTGTTGGAATGTTAGCTTCTCCGGTCAATGCCCGTTATTGGCAAGTCGAATTTTTGAATTTCCAGAATGCCCCCAGTATGCTTCCCCATATTAGCTGTCTTTGGTTTCTGAATGATTATTCTCTCAAACGCAACTATCAACTTTCAGAAAAAATCAATTACAATTACTTATCCTTAGGAGTTCGTTCGCAATCGGGACAACAACTAAGTCCTCGATTTACAAACTTTGGCTTTCAACGAACATTTGATCGCACGTTTATCTTTACTGATATCGTTGAATGGGGGAAATTACAAGACGCCTATGCCGCCGTATGTGGATATAATCTTCCAATCTTTATCCAATTAGAGGGAATTGCAGGAGCCTATCTCGCTGGTTTCTTTATCTCGAATTTACAGACAGCGTATCAAGAATACCACTATTGGCAACCAACTGTATCAATTATTGAAATGGGTTTCAAGCGTGTTCCTACAGATGCAGAAGGATTTACAGACTATGGCGAATGGGGAATAAAATGTTAATCAGAAGTAGTCATTTTGAGCAATATTCTCAAATTTCTGGTATGCAACGTGATACAATTGTTGCCATCTATAAAAATGCAGGAGTAACCGGACTGAGTCCGTCTCCGAGTCCGTCTCCGAGTCCCAATACAAATAACGTATATCTATTCTCTACCCGTCCTATGCCACGCGGTCTTGATGGAATTCCTGTATATCCAATGTTACTTAGTCATAATGCTGTTTCTGAACGTATTGATATCTTTAACAAGCAATTTCAAATAGGTGATGTCAAAGTCACGCTGTCTAATATGCCTTTTTATCCCATAGAGGGTGAAATCCCAGTTAGTGCCGATATGCTACTTCAGGATATAAATGGAAGCCAATGTCAAATTTATCAATGGGTAGATGGAATTGCATCTTTAGCAGATTGCCTATTTATTTTTAACGGCACAGTGTTACAAACTCCCGATGTTACTGGTAAGACCTTTTCCTTTTCAGCACAGAATCCTAGTAAACTATGGGATACAGTTTTACCCCCATACCGTGTAGGTGATATTTTTCCAAATGCTCCTACTGAGACAATTAATGAGCCTGTGCCCCTTGTCTATGGGATTTTTAATATTGCTGATCCTTATGACGCAGCGATTCATCCAACAGGGCTTGTTAAGGCGTTAGCAACTACGGAGTTTCTTAGTAGCCACTATGTTGTTGCTTTTGAAAAAGCTCTCAATAACTATTACAATAGCAATGTAATCAATACATATCGGGATATCGGCGGGCCGACGGTTTTACCCCCATTTTATGCACGCGATTGGAATGGCTTTAAGTATATTAACGGAATTCTTTACGCATATATTGGACTGACTGCCGGACAGTGGGGCACCGCGCTTTTCGAGTTATCGGCGACGCTACCAAATACAATTGTTGGTGCTGAAGTCTATAATGATGAAAGATTTTTTGAGTCTGAATCAGACCGAATAAAGTTATGCGACAGCCTTCAAAACACTGCTTGTAGATTTAGAGATCGTTTAATCGATTTTGCGGGATTTACAGGGGGTAGGGCACTTTTTGGGATTCAATATAACAATATTTTTCGTAAACATATTCTCAATACCGGCTATGCGACTATTAATTACGTAGGCGTATCTGGAATTTCCCCTATTCTTAATAGTTACGTACAATATTTGAAATTCTTTCTCTATTACGGGCACACTTTAGAACATGTGGATCAACGAATACAAATGGGCTATGCCGCAAAAAGTAGTTGGGGCGGTAACCCTGTTTTGTTATACACAGATAATCTTATCCACTCTGCGAGTTATGAAGACCCCGACTTAAAATGGTCAGCAGATGCCAGTATGTTAACTACAGAAACCCCCGCTGAACTTCTTGCATTAGGCATTGAGAGTTTAACAACCGGAGGCAATAGTGTTGTTAATGACCAATTCATATTGCAAATAGCCGGTGTGTCTTTATTATATAGATGGACTGTTGACTTTTTTCAGCCTATCTGTTGGGCGACTTGCGCAGGTAAGGGTATTAGTATTGAGTTCTTTGACTCCCCCGAAGACCCCTATCGTAGCAATTTTCCTTATCGTTTAGGGGCAGTTATTGAAGACCCTATTTCAATAATTGAAGACTTGTATCGAACTCATCTTGGTTTTACTGCCGATAATATTGATCTTCCAAGTTTTGATCTCGCTGTAGACCAAATAATCAAAGCCCGTATCAATGTCACCACACAAACAAAATTAAGTGATATCGTTCAGCAATTATCAGAACAAAGTACATTCTTAATTTGTGCCAGTAGTACCGGAATTTTACGCGCTGTCTCTCTAAACAATGCCACACCCATTAAAGCTGCTACGATCTTTCGTGGGCAGTTAGTTGATGATACACTGGATATTTCAAAAACAGATTTCATTATTAATAAGCTCGCTATTCATTCAAGTTGGCAAGCCGAATACAACCGCTTCAAAGACCTCGATACTTATGAAGATATGTTATCGCAAAGTCAGTTGAAAATTCGGACAGGGACTTATGAATGGCCAAATATCAATGGGAATAGTGCAGCAAGAGTCGCTACTTTTTATGTCAATCCTGTTTCTGGTTTGTGGTCAAAAGAGCATATTCAAGTAAGATTTTCCACTGCCGGTTTCATGCACTCCTATTTACAAGTCGGCGATTGGATTCAACTTAATTCTGATATAAATGAATTACTGACAGCCTTTGGTGACCCTTGGCAAACAATTCCTTTAATGGTTGTTGATATTGAACGTGATCTATTACAAACTACGATTACAGCAATAGCAGTCCCTTCTACTCCGTGGGTTATTCCGCCAGAATCCCCCAGTCCCTCACCTTCTCCGAGTCCGTCTCCGAGCCCCTCGCCAAGTCCCTCACCTTCTCCGAGTCCTTATGGAGAAGCAATCGCAATTATTCATCCACAGGGCGCATCAAATTATGGTGAAATCACCACAATCAATGTCGGCGATGGCGGCCAACTTGATGAAATCGAACTTGATAATGAAGAAATTGTTGCGGCTGAAATTCGTTATCCGGCTTCGTGTCATATTGTTGATGATTACTATGCAATGATTGCACATGATAGCAATAATTACCCAACATTAAGGACTTATAGAATAGAAATTGACGGTACAATTACTGCAATTGATTCATGGCTATTCAATGGCAATGTTTCACAATATGGTGCGGCAATTACCAATGCTGGCGGCGGGTATTTTGCTCTCTGGTATCGTACGCCTGCTGCTCCTGACACACTTGATGTCACTGCAACAGGTGCAAGTAATAATTGCTATGTTATTCCCTCAATATCATATTATTCTTCCAATCCTCTGTTTATGGGAAGTCAAGGCGGTGCAGATACAACAAAAGCAGGAATGCGTTGGCAGAATATTACTGTCCCCAAAAATGCAACTATTACATCTGCGTATGTGACTTTTGTTTCATCAGGCTCTCTCAGTGCTAATACTTGCAATTTGATCTTTACCGGAGAGGCCGCCGATAATCCAATAGCCTTTTCTACCTATTCAGATTTTGCAGCGCGTTCTGTTGGATCAGCATCAAACCCTTGGAATGCTGTTGGTTCTTGGATAAATAACCAATCTTATCAATCACCAGAATTAAAAACTATTATTCAGGAGATTGTTAATCGTAGTGGTTGGGTTTCTGGCAATGCTATGGTTCTTTTTTGTAGCGATCATGGGTCAACATCGAATGTTTATCGACAGGCATCGGTTCAAACTGCGCAACTTCATATTGAATATGGTGACGCAGGAGTTACTGGCGGCATAGTTAGTACGGTTGCGATCAATGATGAGGGGATTATTACTGAGACGCTAATAGATACTGTCAATTTTGACGATTCCAGTGGAGACTCACCTGCCCGTATTACGGCGCAGAAAGTGGAGAACTCCAATGTTCATGTTTTTTCTTATCATCAGTATTTAATTGACACTACTCCGAGTCCGTCTCCGAGTCCGTCTCCGAGTCCGTCTCCGAGTCCGTCTTGGGTCGCTAAAATAAAAAGTATTCTTATCGCTCCTGATACTGGTGATATTGGTACTGTAATTGATACAATCACATCAGCGACTTTTGCTTCTAATAATACTCTTAGATGCAATTCCAGTTTATGTCAAATCAACCCGTCTTCAAATATGTGGGCAGCAGTTTATAGTATTGATGGGGCAACTGCGTCTCTGATAACTTTCACTTGTGACCCAGATTCCGGCGATCTTTCTGCTGTACTTGATAATGAAACTACGGCACTCGCAAACTCAGGAATTTCCCTGTGGCATTGTGATATCTATCCCATTTTTGCCGATAACAATCGCATTGTAATAACGTGGACACAGGGAAATAATAATGGTTCAATTCAAACCGCATCAGTTAATTTAATTTCAGGAGCGATTACTCTGCTGGATGCGGAAACAATCGCTAACGATGTTTGTAAGCCGTGTTCAATTGTTGTGGCTGATGGAATATTATTAATTTGTTATACAGTTGATACCAGCGATGCCGGAGTAATCAAAACCTATAGTCTTGCTACTGATGGAACAATTACTCTAATTGATACATGGAATTGGGGAACTAATCGAAATGGGGGATATACAGGTTACCGTAGCTATCTTCAAAATCTCGGCGAACCATCTTTACCTATTAATTACCCACGGGGTCGCTATGGTTCTCAAACTCCGATTGCTGATGATTTCTTAGTCCCGCTGAACTCAAAAATTCTTGACGGGAATACCACAGTTGAAATAGGAAGTTTATATGGACATGTATCTGCTAATGACCACTATTGTATAGAGTGGGCAAGTCCGGTATGGTTACTCCTTAATCTCGGCACATATATGCATTTGCCGACATTTATCGCCCGTTTAGATCGGCCAATTTCGTCATTAACACACGGCAGTTGTTATATCTATTGTAGTGACGATAATCTTCATTGGACACAAATAGGCACATTGCGCACTATTGAGAATAGCGGTCTACAGGTTCCACATTCTGTACCTTATGCTGACAAAACGTATTTACTTATTTATGGAGATGGCTCACTCGCTCCAAGTCCAGAACCCGAACACAAATACTGGAAATTTGCTTTTGTTGAACCTCTCGGAGACGAAGCAACTGTGGGGATTACTGAAATTTATGATACGGGGTATGTTGTGCCATTATCCCCTTCGCCAAGTCCAAGTCCGGTTGAGCCAAGCATTGAACCAAGTCCAAGTCCGTCACCCTCTCCAAGTCCTCAAGAGAATGTTACCGGCTATTATGGACATCAATGGCCGGCCGCAAGCAATATCACACTGGCTTCCAATACGGCTCTAACAGACAATATTACAAGCGTTGAAATTGGATCAGAACACGGGTTTATTGCCACTGATGACCAATACGGTTTAGGTTTTGATGCGCCTACACCAATTCCTTATTACAGAACCTTTACTGCTACTTTGGATCGAAATTGTGGACAATTAATACGTGGGGCTTGTCTCCTCTACTATAGCGATGATAATTCGCATTGGACGCAGTGGGGAACACTAAGAACAATTTCAAATGGCGGAATTGGTAAAATTGCCGCTAATGAGATTATTATTATTCGTGATGGTGTAGCCTCATCACATCTGTATTGGAAATTTGTTGTCGTTGAAGCATTTTGGGATGGTGCAACTATTGGAATAACCGAACTTAAAGCAGGAACATAAACAAAGAAGGTAACAATGGGAATTTTTTCAGTACTCAGTAACACCATAAAGCCGGTCTGTGACTTGGTTGACAGTCTACACACATATAGAGGAGAAAAACATGGCTGATTTTAACAAATTTCGATCTTTTGTAGAAGCACAGGCCGAGAAAGTCCATAATCTTGGTTCTGACGATTTGCGATTAGCTTTGACAAATACTGCCCCTGTGAATACTGATAGTTTGTATACAGTGGGGGCTTTTCCTGTACCGGCTGCGGCTAATAACTATCCGTCAGGTGGTGGAGACTTGGCAATTTCAAGTTCGGCACAGTCTTCAGGATTATACAAACTTTGTATTACCGACTTTACTTTCACAGCTACGGCAGGGGGTATTGGGCCGTTTAGATATGCAATTTTGTATAACAACAGTGCCACTAACAAAGAACTAATTGGTTGGTGGGATTACGGTTCGGCACTGACTCTTGCTGTTGATGATAGTTTGCTTTGCGATTTTGATGGTGCTAATGGAGTTTTGACAGTAGAATAATGGCACTGGTTGTAGGAACAAACGTTGGATTCGTTAGAGTGCGACCAACAGCAGACCTCGCAGGAACAGCGGGAACAGCGGGAAAAGCAATGCCGAGTACCGCGCCTTTGGCCTTATGAGAGTAGATTGTAATGGAACACATTCTTACACGTAATATAATCAGTGATAATGATGATTGTCGAGTTGATGTTACAACTACGACTATTGGTTTAACTGACCCACTTACTATGGGGAAGTCAACTACTGATACCTATCATTCCGGTTGCCGGTTTCAAAATATCGCCCTTCCAAAAAATACTAATATTATCTCAGCAACAGTAACATTTAGGGCTGCCGGTGGGCAAACGGGTGAAACTTGTAATTTAATTATTAAGGGCGAAGCAATAGACGATGCGCCACAATTTTCTACATACGCTGATTTTATGGGACGCGCCCGCACTGACGGTGTAGCATGGGATGCAGTTGAGGCGTGGTCTGTAAGTGATAACTACTACACATCAACCAATTTTGCTTCTGTAATCCAAACACTTGTTAATCGTGATGGTTGGGTATCTGGTAATGATATTGTGATATTTTTTGAAGATAACAATTCTTCAGCAAGTGCGCGGCGTGCTGGGCGTGATTATAGTTATAACGCTTATGGACAGGTGCAGTTATCAATAACTTATGATACTACACCCAGTCCGTCACCTTCACCTGGGCCGGAAATTTTTGAACAAACTATTTTAGGCAGTACCGACGATTGCTATACTAATGTTACCAGTTCAACAATTACTCTTACCTCTTCCTACAACCGTGTTGGCAGGCTTACTGATAACTTTTCTATGGGACTGCGATTTACCAATATTACAATTCCAAATGGCAAAATTGTTTCTAATGCCTATATTAAATTACGAGCAACTGCCAATTTTTCCGGTGATACTTGTAACGCTAAGATTGCTGGCGAAGACGTTGATGATGCTTTGACCTTTTCAACTTATGCAGATTTTGCAGCGCGTACACGAACTGCTTCAGTGGCATGGAATGCAATATCGCACTGGGTAAAAGGTGTGGTATATAATTCTCCGGATATTTCGGCAATAATTCAAACAATATTTGATCGTGAAAGTTGGGTATCAGGTAATAGTCTTGTCCTTTTTGTAGAAAACAATGGTTCAACCGGCAGCGGGTATAGGGATGCTTATAGTTACAATGCTTATCATTATTATGCTCCGGTTCTTCACATTGAATATACTGCACCAGTCATAAATACTCTTACGTGTGTTCAGGGCACATTCACTCTTGTTGGCAAACCGGTTACATTTGTGGTTACACGTGTAATGGGTAAGGGCACATTCACTCTTGTTGGTAAGCCGGTTACATTTATAGTTACACGTGTAATGGATATGGGGACAGGAGTATTCTCATTACTCGGTAAAGCATTAGAATTTATACTTCATATCTTTGCTTCTCCGAGTCCGTCTCCGAGTCCGTCTCCGAGTCCGTCTCCGAGTCCGTCTCCGAGCCCGTCTCCGAGTCCGTCTCCGAGTCCGTCTCCGAGTCCGTCTCCGAGTCCGTCTCCGAGCCCGTCTCCGAG